TCTTCCGCGTTCTTAACATCGGACACAGCCTTAAACCACGTGCCCAACTGACCGCCCATATCTTCCAGCTCACGGCCCATCTCAATGCCACGTTTAATGACTTTGTAGGCAGATGTGGCTATGGCTAACGCGGATACCGGGTCAAGCATTATTCGTTACCGCCACCAAACTTGGCCCATGCACCCAGCATCAGCAGGCCAAGGACGAACAACGTGCCCGCTTTCGCCAGCGTGTTCAGGACAGTTTTCTTGATGCCGCGCCAATCGGTAATCAGACTACGCAAGTCGCGTACATCGTCACCAGCCTCTTCATCGTGTAGACCAACTTCCTTGAGGGCCAACTTCATCTCTTCTCTGATGATCTTGCGTAACGCGAGTTCGTCTATGTCCATTGCTTACCTCACGGTTTCACTGTTTACGCGGCTACCTTTGCCCTAATTAAACAGGGTATTTTGTTAAAAGCATTTGCGTTATATAGCTAGGCAGACCGCCGGGCGCAATACTGTCAACAGAATCTCCGTCTCGAACAGCGTGAATGCAACACAATACAGTTTTTGGCTCTAATGCTTCAAACTCATGCTGGATGTTCTTTGCAATAAAGATAAGTTTTGGTGCAACATGAATTTCTGTTTTTTCTGAATCGCCTAAAGTGTTTGCTTTTACAGAACCGGAGGCAAGCAGGCTTACATGGTTGTATGTATGTGCATGACCTTCGCATTTATCCCCAGTTTTTTGAAACTCCATCATGCGGATATAAACGTTATCTACAGTTTGCGCGGCAATAAAAAGTTCACAATTTGTTGTGTTAGTGTTAGGCATTAGAAACTCCAATTTGATTTGATTGGTTTGCAATTTCAAAGGGGCTAGACAACCACACAACATCTTTTGGGTCTTCAAAAAGATTTTTTATGTCGCGTAAATATTGCCGGTAAGCTGTCCAAGACTCTTGCTCACTACCCGACATTACAGCCCAAAGTTCAGGTATTACGCGAACATCAGACTCGGACAAAAGGCTGTCTCGCTTCAACAATATTTTTAACCACTCAGCCTCTAAATCACGCGGAGGAGGGCTGAATACACCGTCTATGTATAGCCAACCGATCTCCCCCTCTTGCGCCTCAATAAGATTTGGAAGAACGTTTAAATCATCAACAATTATAGTATTAGTTACTTTGCCGTTTTCAACAACGTGTGCCCTCATATCATCCCCCAAATACGCACTTCTCCCCGACCTCCGGTGCCACCCGCCCCAGAGTCGCCAGACTTGGTTGCACCGCCACCGCCACCGCCTCCACCGGGCGCACCGCCCGTACCCCCTGCGCCACCATTTTGGCTGCTGCCTCCCTTAGCTGCTCCGCCACCGCCAGCACCAAAACCACAAAGGCCGTTTGCCCCAGCGGAACCATTAGCGCCATTAGTAGCAGTAGTACCTGAAGTGCCGCCAGTAGCTCCACCCCCGTTGCTATACGAATTAGAAGCTCCGCCAGTAGCGCCGCCTCTACTTTGTGTTTGGTTATTAAACCAACACCCGCCTCCGCCTCCACCACCGGGGCCAAACAAAGAACTTCCAGCAGAGTAATTTGTTTCCGAGCCATTATCTACAGTGCCGCCAGCACCGCCACCGTAAACCGCGTTTCCTATCTTTGTAGTGCCTCCATTGCCACCACCACCAAACTCAATATTGTTAGAATTTCCTTGACCACCTGTGTCGCCATAGCCATAAAACGTAACATCTACACCACTAATGGCAATTATGCCTGATGTTGGCCCTCCCGGAATACCATTTGATTGCCCAGCAGAAGTAGCGCCACCGCCACCCCCGCCGTTAACGGTGCCAGAAATTCCACCGCTACCTGCACCGCCGCCAAATGCTTTGGCAAGCGTTCCAAACGATGAAGTGCCGCCAACGGCACCGACATTACCGTTGGTGTTTGTACTTACAGAAGCACCTCCTGCACCTCCTGCTGCAACGGTTGCTGTTTCAGTTGCCCCTGCTGTAAAATTAGAAATTATTCGCTCAAACATTCCGCCTGCGCCTGCGCCTGAAGCACCGAACAGGTTGTTATACCCAGAAGATTGCCTCGCACCACTGCCGCCGCCACCGCCACCTCCGATTACAGCAACTCTTATGTTTTTGTACCCCGGCGGGTAGGTAAAGGTTGTGGTAGATGTATATTCTTTGTAGAAAGCAGAAAGCACTACAGAGGTGAACGCTGTACCTGTGCATTGTACTAACCTAGTTTCTCCGGGATACATGATAAACGTAGTAAGACCGTCAATCGTCTCGCTGCTGTCAGGATCAAGGGTAATGTCACCAGTACCTGAGTTGCGGATGTAGCAGAACCAGCCATCCGTAAGTGTCGCAGCAGCATTAAAGGTTTGAGTGAACGTGCCGCTAGTGATATCAATAAGGTTGCCGCGATTAGAAGGTGTTAAGGCTGTGTTGCTTGTTCTGGCCACTCTCACAACTGCTGATCCAGCAGGCAGCGCCACATACTCCAGTGCAGTAGCTCCAGAGTTTACCGCCAGTATCTGGGCAGCAGTGCCAAGAGCCGTCAACCCTGTGCCACCGTTAGCAACAGGCAGCGTACCCGTCACACCCGTACTCAAAGGCACGTTGGTGACTGTGTTGTTAGCTGCGTTAATTGTCTTGTTCGTCAGCGTAGCCGTACTCGTTGCTGTAAGCACATTCGACGGCGTAATTATTCCAGATAGTGTTGCCATGTTTTACTCCGGTTTTACAGGCCAAACAATCGTAGTAGGGAAGCCATCTTGCTGTGGCACGTTGCGTAGTGACTGCCTGTACGTTGCCCACGCTTCTTGGTTAACTGGCGCGTCAATTACTTGCGTCCAGTCTGACTCAGCCAATAGTTTATCACGCTGTGATCGTGCATTTGTGGCAAACTCTGCATCCTTTATGGCTTTGTAAGCAGTCTCTTGCTCTGCCGCTGTAGCATCTTCGTTGTCGGTGAAGACGGGGCCAAGAACATACTTTGTATACCACTTGCCGTCTACTTCCTCTACACCGCTACGCTGACTGTATTGATACACTGTGCCGCCAGTGGCTTGTGCGCCTTCAAAGACTACATCAGCCCCCAGAGACTGTAGTATCTCGTCAGTTGTGCGATCCCACGATGCACCGCTTGTGCTTTTAATGTATGCGCGAAACTCTGCTTCGTACATCACCGCGCCTGTAGCTTTAACTCTGATTTGCATGATTTATTCCTTACGCGATAGCCAAAAAGATGTAAGTGGCAGTGTTTACGTTCACGTTTGTTGCGGCCACTTGGTTGACTACAAAGCCTGTGCTGTCAGTGTCTACGCTGTCATCTGTGGTAACTTCAGCAGTTGTACTATTGAGGCTGAGGTGTGGATCATTACCCGCTACGATACCCCTTGCGCTGTCCCAGACGTACCAGTCACCTGTAGAGTCAGTGCGCTTTATCATCACGAACCTCGCACCACCAGTGAAGCCACAGTTGATAGTTTGACTGCTTCCGTTGCCTGTGTAGCTGCCGACTTTGGAAACTCCAGCAAGTGTGGCGAATAGGTAGGCAACGTAGGTGTTTCCTGAGCTATTTACTTGACTTGCGCTGCCAAGGGTTAACACCGCTGCATTTGCGTCAACACGCCAAGCTGCTCCGTAGTTTACTATTGGGTCGGTTGATTCAAGGTTTAAAAACTTACCTGATGTTGTAAACGTTCCTGTCACCATCCAGTTATCGGCTGACGTTCTGCTTTTTACAATTCTCAGTTCTGGAACAACGCCAAGATTGTGTGCTTGCGTAGTCCCACTAACTGAATTTCCCGTATAACAAACCTCATCAAAAAAGTTGGGGGCGCGGCGAAAAAGCCAATTGACATTTGTTTCACCACTACTGTTATACGGGCCTGACGCTACTGAACTAACACTAAATCCATCTTGGTCTAACGACAACAAAGTACTAGATGTAAATTCTGCACCAGTTGTGTTTGTATTTACAGTTTGAGGAGCGCCTCTTAATCTATCATTTGAAGCAACATTGTTTGTTCCAACATTTCTTGAATGTGAAATCATTAGATCAAGTGGAAAACCCGCACCCGTCACCGTAGCCGCAGCGCCCGTACCCGTCCTCGCAATCGCGTTATAAACACTCGTCCCACTCGTTGGCACTTTCATTGGGCCACGGCGTATGGCTATGTAGATGTAGGTGCGTGATGCGCCATCGTTTGCAATTGTCATCCCTGTGGCAGAGGGTGAACAGGCAATATTATTTCCGACAGACTCCGCTGATGAGTCGTTGGGCTGAAGTATTTGCGTCCCTGCGACACCAGATGTTGTCCATCCACGAGCAGCATCAGCAATAATCCAGTCTGTTGACCCAGCCACATTGCGTTTCCTTAAAAGGAATTGTGGCTCATACCCCAAAGTTACCGTTGCGTTACCACTACCGTCAGTTGTATAAGTCCCACACGAAATCACATTGTCCGTACCCGTCAGACCAAAGCCGCCTGCATCGTGGGCGAATATGTAGGCAACGTATGTTTGACCAGAAGCATTAACAGCACCATAAGAGCCGACACTAAATGTTGCCGAGTTCATATTAGGAACGCCGCCAACTGTCCCCCAAAGGTCATCGCCAGTATTCTGGTAGGCACGTGTAGAGTTTAATGCGAGTGAATAGGAATTTAGTTGTGTACCTGAACGATGCCATGTATTCCAATCGTAGCCAGAACCCAATGTTTTAACAATAATACAGCCCGGTGCAGAACCAAGATTATGAGCAATACTTTGATTACTTCCAGTCCCCGTATACGTCACAACATCAAAGAACTTCGGCTGCTTGCGGAATGTCCATGAGACGTAGGTAGTGCCAGAGCCGTTAGGGTCACCAGCAGAACCAAGATCAAACCCTGTTGAATTAAACGCGGTCAGTTGGTTTGGGCTTGAAAATTCACCGTTTGTGGATTGCGATTGAAGTTTCTTATTAACTCCACGCGCTGTGTCAAACAGCGCATGACCTTTTGCGCCGGAGTTTCGGTCTTTGATCCAAACCAAACCACCCTCACCAGCAAGGTCAATCCCGTTGGTAATGGTCTGAGTAGACCCGTTGCCTGTATAGAGGTATGTACTAAAAACTTCTTCTATGTAATTCGGAATAACAGCAGCGCCAAGGCTCAGACCAAACCCTTGAGCAGACCCTGCACCTTTAGTCTCAAGCAAGGGCATTATGCAAACCTCGTCTGAGATGCCAGCACTGTGAATGTAGCAGAACCCGTTTTAATAATTGTGTAGATGTAGGCATCAATACCTGACGCATTACCCGCAGCAGGAGCAGTGCCGCCTTGCCACTTGGGAGTCACACTAGAGCCATCTACCTGCACAGCACTGTTGTAATACGCCGTAGCACCTTGAGTGACGAGGAAGGCTGCTGTTACTGACTGACCTGTTGTCATAGCCGTGTTCAAGCTTGTACCGCTTGATGCTCTAAAGTTAACAGTCCAGTTCGCTGATGCGTTGCTTGTGTAGTACAGGACAGACTGCGTAGTAACGTCATAGGCAATCGTACCCGTGGCCGCTGTCGCAGACACTGTAGCCACTTCTGCTGCATTGGTTAGTACCCCTGCAAGAGTGCTAGTTGTGCCAGCGAACGTCTTAGTTCCTGTAAGGGTTTGCACCGTGTTGAGGCTGGCAACATTAGTTAAAGTGTTGTCCGCAAAGGCTATGGTTTTATTCGTCAGCGTTTGAGTGCCTGTCAGCGTTACCGCAGTGCCACCATTACCACCAATCTGTGCGTAGACTTCCCATGTAGAGCCGTCATAGACAAACTGCACACTTGCGCCGGTAATGTCGCAGATTAAATTCTCGGCCAAGCCGCCGATGGTAGAGCCGTTTCGGCCAACCGTGAGGTTATTCGTACCCCAGTTTGCCCCTGCGTCAGCAACGACTACCTGTGCGCCTGTTGCCGGAGTTGCCGGTAAATTAACGGTAAACGCACCACCAGAGGTGTCGGCAAGTACGCCTTCTTTGTCTTGGGTAGTGTAGTTCGCAGTCTTAACAACGTAGGTCAAACCACCCGCCGGAAGTACCGCAGAAGTCCACGTTGTACCATTTGAGGTCAGGACGTTGCCTGTTGTGCTAGGAGCAACAAAGGTAGGGGCTGATGTGCCGTTGCCCAAGATCACGTTGTTAGCAGTCAGCGTTGTTAGGCTTGTGCCGCCGTTGGCAACAGGGAGGGTGCCAGAGACCCCGGAAGCCAGCAGAATCGTGGGGTTAGCCAGCGTAACTGCTGCACCTGCACCTGCACCGTCGGTTACTATCATCGCCTTTGTGCCGGTCGCAATGGTTACCGTAGCACCTGAGCCTTGTGATATCGTAATCGACTGACTGCCGCTCGTAGCGTTCTCGATGATCCAGACCTTGGACACCGTATTCGGCGCCAGTGTCACGGTGCGCGTTACAGTCAAGGACACCGCAGAGGTAATCTTCAGGTACAGCGAGCGTGT